GTTTGTTTCAGAATGAATGTTACGAATGGCCACATTGGCCTGCGTCGAGGTCGTGGCGTCATCAATGACCAGCGCCGAATCCTGCAACGTGCTGCCCCCCGTGCCGTCTGCGCGGAGGATAGCGTTGTCGGTGGAGCCTGCGCCGCCGCCGATGCCGCCCGATGCCGTAGCCGTCATCGTTGTGCCGCTAATCGACAGCCCAGATCCTGCTTCCAGATAGCGCAGCTTGCCCTCGCTATCGTCCCAGAAAACAATGCGGTCGGCGTTCGGGTCATCGGCAACCAGATCGCTGCCGCTCACGCTCAACACATCGGCGGTGGATGCGCCGACTGCGGAGATCCCGCCCGATCCCGTTGCCGAAAGCTCCCCCGCCGAAAGCGAAAGGCCCGAGCCGATTTGGATCTCCTCGACGGCACCTGTGCTCGCGGTCGTGCGGCCTAAAATTCTTGCGGTGGCTTGCGTGAGGCCGCTGGTGGTGATGGAGCCAGAGGCGGCTGCGCCTGTAACGTCTGCGACAGTGTGAGTGTGGGTAGATACTGGATCAATTTGCCACGATCCACTGGCTGTCCCTGTCGAAATAATGCGATAAGACTGTCCCGAAGTAATTGTCGCGAGCGTGCCATAATTTTCAGCAAAATTGAGCTTTCGGATCGTTTGTGAGCCTACAAGCGTTCCTGTTGTAAAAATAAATACATCACCAACGCGAACGTCTGTCGTTGGAAGCGTGACGTTGTATGTGGTTCCGTTGTAGTTCTCTAAACGGACTCGCTGGGCGCGGGACGCCGAAAGTGTAATGTCAGCTTCTAAGGCCTCAGTGGAAGACACAAAAATCGACTGCGCCCCAATATCGCTCGGAGCCAGCGCATCCGTGCCGCCTGTGGCGTGAGAGGCTTTGTGCGCGAGGGTGCTGCTTGGCGTCCTCGCGTCACTCAACCGCGCATCGTCGCCAGCGCAAAAGCTCCCTGCCACGTTAGAAAAAGAACCCGCCTCGATGACGCCGTTGGTGCCTGTTTTGAGCGGGAGGTTGGCGGTGGTGCCGATCTTGCCGTCGTTGGTTAGGTTGCCGTGGGTGTGGCTGCTTGGCGCCCGAGAGTCGCCTGCGTCGTCCAGCGTGATGTTTTTGTTCGGGACGGTGATTACGCGGGTTTGGTTTGCGCCGACTTGGGCGTCTACGTCGAACTTTACGTTTTTCGTGGAGTCCACGTCTCCGTAGAGCGTGAACTGCGCATCGCTGAACACATCCGGCATGGTGCCCGCGTAGGTGTAGTCGGCGTCCCTGTTGCTGCCGCCGGTGGCTGTGCGAATGTAAATACCTGCCTGCTTGCGGCTCACCGGCCAGACGCCGCTGGCCTCGCGGACGAGCCATGCGCTGTTGAGTGGGGCCGAGCCGTCTAGCGGAAGGTCCGCATAGGTGGCAACCTCGCCGTCGATGTAGGACGCGCCGCCGCCGCCGCCCGATCCTTTTTGATCGAACGTGCCGCTGAAGGGGTTAAACGTCCAAGGCATGGTAAAAGAGACTAAGAGACTAAGAGACTAAGAGACTAAAAGACTAAGAGCGGGTGACGGCAGCGAGGTCTGCGTCGTTGGTGGTCGGCGGATTGGTCGTGTAGGAGAAGGTCAGCGTGGCGACTGTTTGGCCTCCGCTGCCGCCCTCTTTGTAGGTCACGGTCTGGATGTTGTTCGTGCTGCCGTAGTAGCTGATCGAGAGATAGTCGTGCTGGGGGATATTTAATCCGGCAACGTTGCGGACGTTAATGTTCGGGTGCATACGGTTAGGCGGCGGGTGCGGCGGTCATGCCGAGTTGCTGGTCTTGCTGCAGCTTTTGCAGCGCGGGCTGGGCGCCGGTGCGGCCGATGACGGCGTTCTGTTGCTGTTGAAGCTGGAACTGGAAGGCTTGTGCGCGGGCGTCGATCATGCTGCGGAAGATTTCGTCTTGTTGATATCGCTGCTGGACGGCGGGGTTGGACTGAATGATTTGCTGGAGGGTTTGCAGGCGGACTTGCGCGTTTTGGCCGCCTTCTTTCAGCGGGGGTTCGGTACCTGCGGCGATTTTGGCGAAGGCTGTTTGTTCGTCTTCTTGCTCCATCTGCGTCGCGGCGCCGATGTCCCTGACAAGAAGGTTAGCGAGGTTTTGGTCTACGCTACCGAGCATGACCTTAATCAATTGCGCGCGGTCGATCACTCCCATCGAATCAAGAGGCACTAGATTTTGGGTCAGGAACGTCATCTTGGCCTCCAAGGCGGCGTTATCGAGGGTTCTCGCGTCGAACTCGGCAGTGATGTCATAGCGACCGCGGATGTCGGCGGCGCCTTCAGCTAACGGCGTGGCGTTTCCGGTGACGCGAGAAATTTCCTCCGGCAACATATACTGCTGCGCCAAGGCGAGGATCTGGATCATCATGACCTTCATGTCGAGGAGCCATGAGTCGGCCAAGTCCTGCATGTGCAGCATGGCGATGTTGGGATTGACGCTCTCAGTCATCCGTCCGAAGTAGCGGTCAACGTCGGCGCGGGTTGCCTGTTCGACCTCGATAGAGCCTTGGTCAAACGGCGGCGGCGTCATCCAGTTGATTTCGTTCGGACGGCGCTCAGGGATCTGCATCGCTGGTCCGAGGACGAGATCTAGGCGACCTCTGGAAGCGGGCACTTTGAGAGGGGGAATGATGCTGATACTGGCGCGGTCAACCCTATAGTCCCTCTGCACCTTCACCTCTTCCTGCGCCGACTGGACGATCTCAGGAATACCGCGGCTTTCGAGGAGGGGGCGGGTGTTGCGCTCGCGGGGCAGCTCGACAAAGGGATACATCTGATGCTCGTAGGGCATCAGCTCATGCAGGGCAACGGAGTCGGTGATGCTGTAGTTGACGACGGTGCGGGTGACCTTAGTCGCTCCGGTGCGGTCGTCGTGCTCTTTGCGGTAGACGTGCCACACTTCGATCAGGTCGCGCATTTGCTCGTAGAGGAACTGGTCCGAGCGGTGGATGTTCATGTGGATGCGCTTCATCTCGCCGCGATGCTTCACCGCGCGCTCGACCCACTCCTTGTCCCAGCCTTCCAGTGCGGCGCGCTCGCGCAGCTCGAACTCGCTGAGTAGCTCGCGGCGGGCGATGAAGGGCGCCCTCTGCAGGGAGTCCGTCTGTATTGGAAAAATCACGTCCTCCCATGCCTCCAAAGCGCGCACCACCGGCTTGCTGGAAAAAATATAAGGGCTTTCCCACTCGACCTCGCCCTTCTCGCGGAGTTGGCGAACCTTGGAGACGCTGCCCAGCTCCGGCACCACCTGACCGAGAAGCTCCGCGGCCAGCTCCTCCTGAGCCGGATCGAGAACGACTTCGAGGAGCGCTTGCAAGTTGGGATCTTGCGTCTCCTCGATCATCATCATGGCCTCTTCGAGCGTGAACTTCTTCACCTCGACGCGGGTCTGGCGCTCCCAGTCCACCGCCATGACAGCGAGGCCGTAGGTCTCTCTAAACTCTGCAGCCAAGCGGATCTCGCGGCGCATGTCGTCGGCGCAGTGGCTGTGCAGGAGCCAACGGAGCACAGTCTCGGCGGCGTTCTTCTTCGGGGCGTCCATCACCTCGACCGGCTGGACTTGCAGGCGCGATTTGAAGAATGCGGACGTGAGAGAGATGACCCGCTCCCGAATGATCGACTCGGCCATCCTGACGGAAACGTCCGAACTATTTTCCCAAGGAAAGACCTTCTTGCCGTAGAAGGCTTGGTGCTTGCGGCCGTCGTCGCTCTGTCCGGCCCAGATACAATACCGGACGTTGAAATTCTTGAGCTTGCGATGCAGGTAGCCGGAGCCGTCGTGGTCCGCCTGATCGATGTCGCTGATCATGCGCGTGATTTTGTCGCGGTCGAGTTTCATTAGATCAGGACGGTGGTTTTGCGCGGGGTATACTTAATCGCGCACTCAGGGTTCCGTTTTAGAAACCAGTGGCGGAATGTTTTGTCAGACCAGCAGCCGTCACCTAGATGCTTCTGCCACGCAAAATAAGCATCGGCCGGAACGTCCATAACGTGCTGACCGATGCCGTCTACAGTGCCGTGTTCTAACTGGTCGTTGACCTGTTTGGCTTTGCGAGCTTCGATAGCGGCCATCACTTGTTGTGCGCGCCATCCTGTCTGCAGCTCCTCTTTGACAAGGTGAGCCAGCTCGTCATCCATGTCTCCGACCAGATCGGAGAATATTTGATCTGACATCCTAACTTCTGCCGTCCGACCCGCATGCGCAGTGCGGACGGCAGTGTGTTAAGACGCGATCTTAGAGATCGTTGAGATCGGCAACCGCGAGGTAGATATGGATCTCACCAGCGGTGACGGTGTTCAGCGCCTTGGCCGAAGTCGCCGTGAAGGCGGCAACGATGTTCTGGCTGGCTGCCGTGATGGCAACCGGAGCCGTGACGGTCATCGCCTTGTAGACAACCTCGGTGGCCGCACCGAGCGTTTCGGTGCTGGACATGATCGAGGTGGCCGAGGCGGTGTTGCCGAGCGTGTAGGCAACAGCGTCAACCGTGCCATCGCTGGAGACCAGCGGGGTGACGAGCTTGTGAGCGGCGTTACTGATGACCGAGCCAGCGGGAACCGCCAGCAGACTCAGGGTCTGCGTGTTGGTCGCGCTGGTGAAGTCGCTGGCTACGACGACGGCCTTATGCGTGAAGCCGGTTGCGGCTTTGGTTTCTGCGGGAAGTTCAAACACTTTCATCTGATTAGTTTTTTCTAGTTAGTTGTTAAGAGTTTGAATTAGGAAGTCGCGGAGAACTTGCCCATATTTTTGGGCGACATAACCGCGAGCGACACGATGCAATCGACGAGACCGCGAGGTCCGCCACCGCTGTCTTGCAGCTCTTGGAAGCGCGGCTTGCGGCCGTAGCGAAGCATGACGCTCTCAGGCGACATGATGTAACCGCGAGCATACTTCTCGGCGTCGGTCGAAGCGTTGGCGGCCAAAAATAGGCTGCTGACGATTTCCAAAGTCGAAAAATCTCCTTCGTAGAACGAGATATTCGAGACGAGACGATCCGAGCTGGCGGCTTGCGCCGTCTGGCGGAGGTTGAACACGTTCGAGGTGCTGTTGACCGTGAAGCGCGTGAAGTTGGTGATGGCTTTCTTCAGGGAAGGGCCAGCAACCAAGACCAAGCGATCCTGCGAACCAGTCTGCTCATAGATGCTCTGCAAGACGTTCTGCAGGGCGCTCTCGGTGAGCGACGCGGTCGCGGTCGAGTTGATGCTGGCAGAAGGAGTCGCCTGCGAGGTCGGAACCGGAAGGTCGGTTTGAGAACCGGCCGTTGCGATCCACTTGCCCAAGCCGCGAGTTTTATAAGCCACGCTGCCGGAGCCTTCGACGGATTCGTTGTCCGAGCTGATGGTCGCCTCGACGTCGCGTTTGACTTCCAAGATCGTCTTGGCGATGGCCTTGGAAAATTCCTTGCGACGACCAATAGCGGCAACGTCAGCAATATTCGCCTGCCAATCGCTCACGCGGGCCGTGCGACGAATTTTTTGAGCGCGAGCACTGAGCATGACGCGGTTTGCGGCCGCATCGGAGAACTCGGTCACGTCGGCGGAATCAACAACGCCGTCTGTGGACGGAGTGTTGTACGAATCGGCGAGGTAACTGTAAACACTCGGATTAGTGATGTCTGCGCCGACGCGAGCGATGCTCGAAGAAATCGGCGTGTTTTTGTTATCGACGTAGGTAAGAACATCAAGGATGTCCTCCCTATTTCCAACTGAGGGGAACAATTGTCCCGCGGGAGCTGCCATAGTAAGTTTTTCTTTCTAGTGTGAGGTTTTGTTAACTAAACAGAGCTTCCGAGACGTAATCTGCAAGATCATCGATCCTGCCGCTCATAACTCTGTCCTTTGCCGCTTTAGAAACGGCGCCTTTGGTAGAAGTTTTCGGTGAACTGATCGGATTCGCTGGGGTAGGTGTCTTTGCGAGCTTGTTAGACGAGACTTTCTTCGACGCGGCGGCTTTAGCGTTAGACGCTGCCTGCTTGGCCATGAGCTGCTGCTCACCGTAGAGCGCCAAGCCGACCCAGTATTCAACTTGCGGGAGCTTCAATAGCTCCGGCGCTTGTTTTACGGTCGCTTGGAACGCTTGGTTGAGCGCGCTGCCTTTTGTGAAGAGGTCAGGAAACAGGTTTTTTGCCGCTTCGACGGCCGGTTGCCTTTGGGCAAGCCATTCGCGTCGGGCGGGAGCGTGCACGGTCAAAACGTCGTCTGCTTTGATAAGGTAATTTTTTACCTCATCGGCGTCAACGTAGACCTCGGTGCCGTCCGGTCGTTTGACCGTGGCGCCGTCTGTGTTGCGCAAAGCCCAGCGGCGCACCTCCTGAGCGCTCTTGATTTTCGCATCAAGCGCTTCGGCAGTATCGACATCGGCGAGCGGGTTCTCCGCGCTAGGCTGCAGGATCGGGCGCGAAGCCTCATTGACCTGCGATTCCAGCTCTTGAAGGCGCTTTTGCGCTTCCTCGTATTGCGATTTCACGGCGGCTGCCTCTTCGGCTGC